CGCTTGCGTGAATGGCTTGCGCATTATTTTCTTGAAAACCGAGGCTCCGACGTTGAAAGTCACCGCGGCGAGTGCCATCGGAACAGCATTAGAACGCGCGTTCTGGGTTATCTGATCGAAACTCAGCGAGGGCGCGTTCATTATGTCAGCTAGGCTGATTTGATCGGTACCGGTGAGCGCGAGCATCTGCGAACCGCGGCCCAGACCGACATCGGCGGTTCTGCTCATGCCTATGTCGTACGCTCCGGTGACAGCCTCGACGGGTCCAGAGCCGAGAGTACCTTGGGTTATGATCGCCAAGTTGCCATACGCGACCGCGAAGTCGAACAGGTTGAAGAATTTCTTTGAACGTCGCCTTCTTGCCTTCTTTCTGCGTGCCATGTCTAAGCGTGTTAGAAAACTCGGTAATAAACTTACATATCGAGGCCGTCAGCTCTAGTAAACGTCCCATCATCGCTTCTGGGAACGATTGACGCTTCTACAGTGTTCATTTTCTGTTGCGCGATTGACATCAGCACTTGACCGAGGGCGGCTTGGATCGGATTAGGGGCTTCAAACGCCACCGCGCCTTCCCCTGTCAATTTCTCGATGGTGCTTTGCAGAGCTAGAGCAAGAGAATTGTCGAGTTGAGCCATAGAATCCTCTAATTCTCTCTTGATCCATAGGGCAACGCCCAAAGAACCGAGCAAATTGAGCGTTCCAAGGGCGATTAATAGGGTTAGTTCGTCTACCATGTCCGTCAACCGGGAGCCGTCCGTCTATCAACATACCCTCACGACCCGAATTCAGTCAAAATACTAGAAAATCTTGATACCCGGTGGCTAATGTGGGCTAGTCATTGCCGGCGGGAGGTGGTGTGGATTATGGGGCGGAGCCCCAGAAGCCATGACCCACTCAACCGAAGCATATATTATATGATACGGGCTCGCATCAATTGGAGGGTCGGAGAACGAGTGCATCCACACTGAACGCCGACCCTCCACAGGTGATAAAGATGAATGAAAAAGAAATACGAATAAGCCCAATGACGTGCGCGATCTGTGGAGAGGAAGCCGGACCTATCGAACGGTGGATGATAGACCACGGCCCCGGAAGGTGTGATTGAATGAAGGCCATAGACGACACACCAGCCGTCTCAAGGACGTTTGAGGTAACTATCCCCTGCCCGCACTGCCGAAGGCTCCTAGATGTCTTCCTGAAGGAGGCGAGTTGAATGATGCGTTGGTTTTGGAGACACGCTCCACGTCACCATGAAACTGTATGGAGTTCATTCAATGAAGAAGATGGGATAGAAGTCCTTCGTAATGAGTTGAGTCGTATTGCTTCAGCACTAGAAGATTTGGCGGAGTTGACGGGCAAATGACAGGGACCACCTATCTTCGACGTAGCCGATCCTTCAGAGATAAGAACCGTTGTCGAATGTGTGGTCGAGCCATCACCCGAGAAGCCCGAAAGGGTCAGACCTTTTGTTTGCGCTGCCAATCTTTCAGGAGGATTTGAATGCACCTAATCTCAGCTACCCTCTCAAACGAAGCCTATGCGATACGCTCACGCTGGCCATCCAGACAGAAGAGTGCTAACATCAGCAAGGCGGTCGTCTTCTACGAGGAGAACGGCCCTAGCAACCTCAAAGGGCTATGGCAACAGAACCACGAGATGCGGCAGAACATCAGAGGACTTCAGAAAGAGATCCAAAGGCTAGTTGCGGAGGCGAGCGAGTGAAGTGGACATGGTGGATGAATGAGATTCATCGAGGTGCTGAGTTGCTCTGTGATACTTGCAACGACATTTTGTCTATCGACTCATGGTACTATCGAACCCCGGCCACGGCAGAATATCCTTCATACTGCGTCTGTGGGGATTGTAAGAAAGAAATCGGTGATTAAGGGACCGACGGCCCCAAATCGTGAGCCTCTAGGGTGTACTTGGAGCATCATTTTCATGATTCTTGAGGGGTTAAACCGAGGACTTGAATCAACCACTGGCTGATTTGATTTCCAAACGGGCCGGGTATCTGTCCATAGGCCCCGGCTAGACCAATCACCCCGGCGGCTTCAGCCTGAGCCTTTTGAGTTAGGAATGCGTCGATTACATCCGCGACTGATGCATCAGAAGCCAGCATCGCCGTGACGAAGGTGAAGCCTAAGATGCTGGCGAGAAGAGTCAGTAATACTGTCATTCCTGAAACATCATTCATTAGTGTGACAATCGGCGTGAGGATTCGGTTCATTTGATACGCGCCTATTGCAGAATCGACCATTTCACGTTCTTTGTCTTGAAGTGAGATTCGATACTCAATCACTTGGTCGGGTTTGCGCTTCAATCAAAGCACCCCAGTTATGGAGTCCCAGAGAGTCTGTCCTAAACCCGCGCCCAAAATCCAGCCGAGCAGGAAACTGGCTCCATAATTGGAGATGGCTTCTTTCGCTTTCTCGCTGAGTTCACTCATCGGGCATCACCGGCCAGTTCTCTGCGGCTGTCCGGGCATCCGGCCACGACTGCGGCAGGTCGCGGAGTGCTTGCCGATGGTCCTTCTTGGCTTGGCTCATGGTCAAGTCTTTGACGGCCCACCAATCAGTCTGTTCGAGCTCCTCGTCGCGCATGAGTCTAAGTTCGTGCCAAGTTATCTCGATCTCTCGTACCTCCACCACATCGGTGCCATGCATGATGGTGCGCTTGATAGTCGGTTTCATGAAAACTCAATCCCCACACTGGCGCGGACATAGCCTCTAGGTTCAAGCGTCGTCTTGGTGACGGTCGCAGGCAGGGCGTTAGCGGAAGCAGAAGGATACCAGAAGGCCGTCCATGAGTTAGTTAAAGCGGCAGTCGGGCCCATGTAAGGAGGATTCGAGTCTCCTGCTGTTATGGTGAAATCTACATCAGCATCACGGACATAAGCAAACCAGTATTGAGTTCCTGCCACGAGGGTAGCAGTACCGGTCAACGAAGTCTGTGTGGTGAGTCCATCTGTCTCAGCATCAAACACGGCTTCGGTAAGTTTAGCGTTAGGAAGTCCTTCATCATCTGAATACAGTGCTACATCGAGATTGACCGCTGATGCAGCTACGGAAGCGATGTCGATAGAGATTGAAGCGACATCCCCCGACTTCGGAGAGATGAACGGAACCCATTGGGGTTCATTCCTCGACACCGTGCCGTTGTTGCCGGTCGTTAGGCCCCACGGAGGAGTACAGTCAATGCGGTTGATGTCATAGGTAGCGTTAACTGTAGATGCATCAGCAATCACGGCGTTCATGGTAGGAGTTCCCCCAGCCTCTAGGAGCCCGGACCACTCGCCAGCTACGCAGAGCCTTGCCAAGTTCACAATAATGAGATCAATCATTTCTTGCTCATTCATGTCCTCGATGCTGATCGGATTACCTGTCCCTTGCACCTGAGCGAAGGTCACAGAGTCTAGGTCTAGGTTCTGTAGTAGGGGAAAGACCCTTTTCGACGGCTTGCGATCTTCTGCTCTCATCCTAACAGACCGTCCCATTCTTGTTTGACTGACAACCTAGCGAGGTTCACAATGATTAATCGAACACATTCTTCTCGATTCAGTTCTTCAATTGAGATCGGATCGCCTACAGACGTTACTTGTGCATTGGTTACATTCTCAAGGTCAGTAGTCTTGAGTAACTTATACACCCGCGGAGATATAGAAGTCATCACTTCATCCCCATCATCAGTATAACAAACCCCCAGAAGTTATTGGGGATCTGAATTGCACCTCTAGGGTCGAACGGTCCCGGCCCTGCCCCGTTCCCGTTCCCGTTACCCGGTACACCGGGATAATTCTGGTAGGGGGTGTCTTGATACCCCGGCTTGGGGGCTCCTATTCCCCCATATCCGGGTAGTTGCTCACTGCCAACTTGAACCAATGCCGACACCTCACTTGAGTTGCTTAGATCGCATCTTGCATATTCTCTCGATTGAATCGAGGTCTTTGGTTGAAATGAAGTCCCTCATGTAGAGTTTCTTGGCTTTGCTCAGAATCTCCGCCATTCTTCTGCGGCCAGCCGCTTTGGTCATTCGCGCCATTCAATCACCTTCAGGCGTTCGTCAAGAACTGGGCCTTGTAATTCAGCGCGATGGGAGTCGAGGCATAGGAGAAGAGCGGTTGTTGAACAATCGGGTTCGTTGCGCTGCAAGAACCGACGACGTTACCCAATGCATCGACAACATAGAAGCCCTGCGTCTCAATCTTGTTGCCGTCAACGGAAGTTCCAAACCACTTGACGATTCGCTGTCCTTGCAGAGTATCGCCTATCGAGTTGCCCGTCTGGAGATCGACGAGCTCATTGGTTGCTCCGCCGGTAGGAGTGACTTTGAAAATCCTTGAAACTCCGCTGGCAGTGTAGCACGCCATGGCTGCTTCTCTGTCCGCAGCTGTGTTGTTCATGCAGCGGACGATATCTCCGGCCTTCAGAGTGTAAGGTTGGCAGAGCGCAGGTGTTCCGTCAGAGACGGCTCCCTTGACAGACCACGGTATGATTGCAGCCACGAGGCCCATCGAGAGTATGTAGCAGAATCCAACCCCGTTGTCACAGGATACTAGAGCATGAGTGACAGTCTTTCCCGGTGCATAATCGCCCACATTCATGCTACTGACACAATAAACTTCGTCAGTTTTGAGGTCGCTTTGAGTCCCCTCGGCGAGTTCTGTCTTCAAGGGTATGTTTGTTCCGTCGGAGCAGACCAGAACGCCGGTAGTCGTGTTAGTTGCCATAGAATCACAACCTCACTCCGATGCCAAGAGGCTTCATCAGGTTCCTGTTGACGTTGCTGATCGGCTTGCGTAGGAGTTTCTTGGCGAACTTGAAGGTCAGACCGATGCCTATTGCCTGTACGGCCATAGCCTGATAGTTCGCCGTGAAGTTCGCTTGCATCGCATCGAAGGATGAACCGGGGTCGCCGATGATTGATTGAAGCGTCAGGCCGCCGTTCGTGGTGGTCATGGCGGTTGAGCCTACTCCCGCGTCACCGAATCCAATCAAACCGACTGGTGAGTTCCCGAAAACGCCACTGGTGATCGTGGTCGCGTATGCGTAACTCTCTGCTAGATTAATCAAACTCATTGTCTTGGGCGAACGTCGCCTTCTCGACTTCTTTCTGCGGGGCATATCGCGAATGTTACAAAACCTCGCTTATAATTATCGTCATGTCTCTTCAGCGGTCATGAATTGCCCGTTGTCACCGCGATTCGACACTACCGCGTCAATTGTGTTCATCTTCTGCGCCGCCATGCCTTGAATTAGCTGAGCAATCGCGCCTTGGATCGGGTTTGGCGGCTCAAACTCCCCCATCCCGCCTTCCATCAGTCGATCAATGGTACTCTTGAGAGCTAGAGCAAGACGTTCATCGAGTAGATCTAGCATATTTGCTAGTTCAATCCTCATCCAGAGGCCCAAAGAGACAATTGACAGTATGCAAATCACGTTCAAAACGCCCAAAACGAGCAGTTCAGTCGCTACCATGTACGTGAACCGGGAGTGGACCGCCCATGAACCTTCCTTCATCCTCCGAATTCAGTCAAAATACTAGAGAATCTTGATATCCGGTGGCTATTGTGGGCTAGTCATCGCCGGCGGGAGGTGGTGTGGCTGAATGGGGCGAAGCCCCAGAAGCCAAGGGGGGATACCTCCCGCGAGGTTATTATTTAATATAGGGCAAACCCCTCGCCTCAAGTGGAGGGTCGGTCCATGAGTGCATCCACACTGAACGCCGATCCTCCACAGGTGATAAGACAATGCCATTAAGACCAGTTAATCAGAAGATTTGCTGCCCTGAATGTGAATGCCCTATACTCCTTTCAATGTGGGTGATTGAATGAAGGCCATAGACGACACACCAGCCCAGACAAGGACGTTTGAGGTAACTATCCCCTGCCCGCATTGCCGAAGGCTCCTAGATGTCTTCCTGAAGGAGGCGAGTTGAATGCGAAGGCGGGGGGGCAATCGCATAAACGATGATCAGCGTAAATTTCTAGAGGTCCATGTGAAAGAAATGTCAGTAGGAACAAAAGTGAGTTTCGGCAGGCCCGAATCAAGAGTTAAGCCGGCGGTGGGAGTTGTTGAAAAGGTGAATAGAATGACCTATCAAATACGCTTAACCGAAGTCTGGACCCAACAAAGGAGGATCTACCCCAAGGGTGGCAAATTCAGAGTGTCGAAGGGTATGGTCTACCGATACCTAGGGGATGAGTGAATGCCCGGAATAACCGCGAACCTGACGAACGCTGCCTTCGCCATCTGGGAAGAGATACCGAGAAAGACTCGTCGCCCAGTTAATTCAATGGGAGGCCCGATGGAGCAAGGTCGTTCTGCTTGGATCTCTTCGGTCATCATTGAACATCACCAAGCGATGAAGGCGTTCAAACTAGAAGTGCATTCCCTCACGGAAGAGAAGTTGTCTCTGATGGAGAAACTCCGAATCATGACAGAGTGTCGTGATGCCCTACAAGCGCATGTATTAGCTGGTTGTTGTGAAGAGCATGTATTAGGGGTGGGCGAGTGAAGTGGTTACAAATGACTAATGGTACTACCATACGAAAGAAGCTATTCTGCCGAGTTTGCGGTTTCTCAAAGACGGTTGTAGCTAAACACCACACCGACAGGCATTGCGGGGAACGGATGCGATATCATCGGGACGGGCCGCTTGGGCCTAATGTCCTCCGTCCATGGCGGTGAAAGGGACCGATGGCCCCAAATCGTGAGCCTCTAGGGTGTACTTGGAGCATCATTTTCATGGTTCTTGAGGGGTTAAACCGAGGACTTGAATCAACCACTGGCTGATTTGATTTCCAAACGGGCCGGGTATCTGTCCATAGGCCCCGGCTAGACCAATCACCCCGGCGGCTTCAGCCTGAGC